AGAACCTAATACACCACCACCAGATGCAGTTTGAAGAGTCATAATTGGGTCAACAACTGTCATTACTGTGCTATTTACAGTAGTAGTTGTTCCACTTACTGTAAAATCACCAGTTACAGAAAGATTTTGTGATAAAGTAACATTTCCGTTTGATGCAATTGCAATTGCATCCGTATCACTTGTATGACCAATATTTGTTCCGTTGATGATAATATTATCAACAGTAAGTGTAGTTAAAGTTCCAACTGAAGTTACGTTGGGCATTGCAGTAATTTCATCATCAAGATATGCAGCAAGAGTTTGAACAGTTGTCATTCTCATGGTGCCGTCATCATTGATTAGAACACCATCACCATCCGCTATTGCAGTTGTTCCTCTAGAAGTTCCTCCGTCAATTAAATTAATTTCGGCTGCAGTTGCAGTTATATTTGTTCCACCAATATCAAGAGTCGTTGCTTGGAGTTCTCCTGCAACTGTTACTTTTCCGTCTGCGAGTGTTAGAAGGTCTGTGTCATCTGTGTGGCCAATTGTAGTGCCGTTGATGAGAACATTATCAATATCGAGAGATCCACCAGAAATCAATCCAGTAGTTGTAATGTTGGAAGATCCAGTATCAATTGTACCGAATCCAGAAGTAATTGATCCAGAATCTAATGCACCGACAGTAGTTGCAGCTGTCGTAACCAGATTAGGCATTGAAGTAATTTCATCATCAAAATATGCGGCTAGATCCGTAACAGCAACCTGTACCATCGTGCCATTATCGTTTAATAAAACTCTGTCTGCATCTGCAACTGTGGTAGAAGTAGCGGAAGTAACTCCACTTATAACATTGAGATCCTTCGTACTTGTTTTTTCAATGAGTCCACTACTTGCTCTTAATTTTGGCATATTACAAATCCTTACGCATCATTGATTACTTCGTATGAAATAAAAAGATCACAAGTTGCAGGATCTGCTCCTCCTTTTAAAACATCTCCTTCCATCAAATAAAAAGGTTTGTCTATTACAACCAAAACATCATCAGATGGAATATTGATTGTACTTGCGATTGCAAAAGTTCCTGCATTATCATCACCACTTGCAACTCCGGCAGAAGTAAATCCTGCTTTAGTAACTGTTAAAGTAAAATCTGTTGCATTTGATGCATGAGTATTTGTTGCAGATATACTATTGACTTTTAGTACCACATCAGTCGATACAGTCATTATAACTGTAGTGAGCGTGGCTGTCATTGCTTGAGCAATTGACTCTCCGTGTATACTTGTTACATTTACTATATTTGGATTTGCCATAATTTCCTAAGTTTATTCACTTGTATTTATTTTTAACTACCAAAAACGATAGACATTGCAATTGCCTTACCAGTAGTTGCAGCTTTGTTGAGAGTTGATACAGTTGCAGTTAAATCAGTACTACCATCATTTAGAGTTCCGTATGTTATTGTTCCAGTAGTTGTGATTGCAGAAGAACCATTGTCGATTGATCCAAATCCAGAAGTGATAGATCCTGAGTTTAATGCACCTACTGTAGTTGCAGCTGTTGTTGCAAGATTAGGCATCGCAGTAATTTCATCATCAAAATAAGCAGCAAGGTCTGTTACTGCAACTTGTACCATTGTACCATTATCATTTAAAATTACTCTATCTCCATCCGCTACTGAAGTTGATGTTGCAGAAGTTCCTCCATCTAAAAGTGAAAGTTCTGATGCAGTAACATCACTCGCAGCTGTTGCTCCAGTTCCATCAGAAACTAATGCTCTACTTGCAGTTACGGAAGATGAACCACTTGCATCTGCAAAAACAAATTTACCAGTTGAACTATTGTATTTTAAAATTTTATTATTTGCAAGATCTGTAGTATCAACATCATCCATATTCAAGACTCTGACTTCACCAGAACCAGGCCCTGCGAGTGCAATTTGTTGAATATGTTTTTCTAATTTTTCTATTCTTGCTGAGATAGGATCAATCTCTTCGGTTATCGTTTTTTCTTTTACATCTTCAAGTTTAGATATTGTATCCGTATATTCTTTTAATTTTTCTTCTTTGACAATTGGTTCTTCTTCAATATTATTTTTCTCAGCATCTCTAATTGGTTTTTCAACAACAATCTCTGGTTGTTTTTCTGCATCTTTTGTAATTGTTGGTTCACTTTCAGATACAAGTTCTTCCTTTCCTCCCAATACATGAAAAAGATTTTCTAGAGATTCTAAAGTCTTCTTTTCTTTTTGTAATTTTATTTCTTTTATTTCTTTTTTAACTGCTTCATAACGAACCAAAGGATCTTTTTGATCTAATTCATCTTTCAGTTTTTGATACCTAAAAAGAGGATCTTTTAAATTAAGTTCCTCTTTTAGTTCTGAATATTTTTCGGCAATATTACTCATTAGTTCCTTGAAATAATAGATTCTCTAGTATTTATTTTCATCAAATTATATTTTGAATAATAAAAACTATAATAGCACTTGACATTCCCAAAAGAAAACTATTATATGACCATTTTAAATACTTGTATTTTTTCAATGCAAGTATCTTTCCTTGTCCGTAAATATCTCCAGCCATAGAATCATATACACTATCATCAGTCATTAAAATTTTTGCATAATCTTCTTTGTATTCGTGTATGTCCAAATGTGCAAAATGTCCAAAGAATAGAGGATTGAAAATAGGAGAATTCCTATCAATTTCATTTGTTCCTTTTACTTTAGGGTAATTTGTATTTGGAATGATTGCAAATATTGCAAACAATAATGCGAGAAAACAACCGAATGCAAAACCTAAAAGAGGCCATTTCATGACTTCGTTATCTAAGTTTGCAACTGTAACAGAAAAAACGATAGAGGTTACTGTGATCATAATATTTGCTTTTGCATCTGCCATTAATCCTAATCTCATTTGATTACCATGATTGACTCGCAAAATATTATCTACCGCAGTTCTTCCTTCTGGTATTTCATTGAAATGATTTATTTGTTTTCCATCTGTTTCTTCTGATCTTGAGAAACGAGTAACGTGGCCCATGTTTTTCCTTTACTTGAGAGGTGGGGCATACAGTAATCCTCCATGAGTATATAATTTATTCAATCCACGTTCCAAACCAAGCGGTGTATCTATTCCTACGTTTCTTTCGTATATTTCTTCGTAATTTCCTACTTGTTTGATTATATCATATGACCAAGTTTCGCCCAGTCCTAATTTAGATCCAAGATGAGGATGATCTTTTCCATTCAATTCACCCATGAATCTTTGTATATTTGGATCTATGTTATTTTTAAATGTATCTATATTCTGAGAATTTAATCCCATTTCTTCTGCAATGAACAGAACAAAAACTGTCCATCTCACTATATCCGACCATTGTTGATCTCCGTATTTAACAACTGGCCCAAGAGGTTCTTTTGAAATAACTTCTGGAAGAATTACGTGCCATTCTGGATCATCGAATTGAAGTCTATTTGATGCAAGTCCAGAACGATCTGTTCCATACATATCACATCCCCCACTTAAATATACACTTTTAGGTCTACTTGGCGGTTCAATTTGTACTGGAATATAGTTGATAAAATGTTTTTTAAAGAAATCTTTTATATTTTTTGCAGCAGTTCCAGTTGTACTGAAACATATTCTTGCACCCTCCATCTGTTTTGCAGAAGATACACCAAGAGTTTTTCTAACCATAAACCCCTGTCCATCATAAAATGTAGTTGGAAGAAATTCCAATTTTTTAAGAACATTTCTGGAAAAAGTATATGTTGTTGCAGCGGAAAGAACATCGATTGATCCATCGATGAGATAAGAAAATCTTGTTTTACCATCCACTTCAACAAACTCTATTTCATTTGCATCTCCGAAAACTGCAGCTGCAACTGCACGACAAATATCTACATCAAATCCAATCCACTTATGTCCATGCTCGTCTGTCCATATCATCTCCGAAAAGCCAGGAAAATCTTCTTTTGTTCCACAAAGAACAACTCCCCTTTCTTTTATACGAGCAAGAGTCATTCCATATGTTGGATTGTACTCTTCTTTTATTTCTTCTTTTTCTGGTATAAGTTGTTTATTAGGGGGATTTCCTTCAGCAGTAGAATCTACCGCAATCATCCAAAATGCCCAGATTAACGCAACTATTACTTTTCCCGATAATAACCACATTATTGCAATGCCCTATAAATTGCCAGAAGTTCTTCATCTGGAATTGGAGTTGTCATTGTGTAATATCTTTGATGTCCAACTGCCATAAATGCTTTAATATCAGAAAAACTAGGATATTTGGTAAGAAGATTGTGCAATAAGTGATCTGGACTCAAATGACAAGATGCACATTGATTATCTCTAGCAAATACTCTTGTTGACTTTTTAAATCTTTCTGATTGAACCAAAACAGAAGTAAGATCTTTTTCCATCCATGTAACTTTTTCTTCAATACTTGGAATGACCATGAATATCATGTATGCGAGTAATCCAATTATAGTGTAAATGAATACTCTACTCGAAGCAACCAGATTTTTTGTTTCGATTTCAATTTGTTTTACTGGTTCTAACTCCATCACATCTACGTTTTCATCTGCAACGTGTTTTGGTGCTTTCTTTTGTTCAGCCATAAATTACCTCACTTCTTTCCTGCTTCATTTAACTTTTTGGTTATTTGTTGTTGAAACCATTTGAGAACTATTGGTATACTCACATTTGATGTCAATCCAAAAAGATAACCTACAGGATACCGATAACTTTCATATGCTGCAAGTTGTGGAACATTTGTAAATACAACAGTAATAAGTAAATATCCTGTTACAGACATTCCCATATTAATTAATAGATCAAGTACTATTAACCACTTATTATCAGCGTATTTGTCTTTATTGTCTGTTCTATAATTAAATAGAAATATCCAAAATGATGAAAATATAATTAATCCTATCATCATCAATTCGGAAGTGTTAAAAATATCAAGCATCGTTTTTTGTCTCTTTTTTTACCAATTTTAATAAGTCGGCTGTACTACCAACAAACAACGCATTGGTTACATTTTGTGCTCTAGCGACTTCCTGCCGATCTCCATCAGATTCTAATTTTTGTTTCTTCTGATGAAGTTCCATTAATTTTTCTTGACTGTCAGACATATTTTTCAGAAGTTGTCCGAAAACTTCAAAGGCCCGTGGAGACTCTTCTGCCTTTGCTATCTCCAAAAGTTCCTCCATTGCATCCCTACCCTTTTCAATAATGTCATACATATTTTCACGAGCATATTGAAAATCTGTATCTTTTTCACCGCCATTAATTACAGTAGGTTGAGTGATCTCGTTTGTATTTAGAACTTCAACGACTTCTGAAGGGGTATTTTCTACAAGATCTAAACTTTTTTCTATTCTTTTTTCTACTAATTGTTCAACTTTCATTAACTATCAGTTCCACTTACAGGATCATGTGTAACTCCATGTGGGAAAAATGAGAAAGTTTCACTAAATCCAAAATCATCGTCATCTATTGCATCATCTGTTTTAGGCACAACATTTGCTCTACTTACTGTTGCACCAGCAGATGATGCTTCTTCAGAGTGTTCTGACAAAATTCTTATTCTTGTCGAATCATCTATTTCATGACTGTTTAATATTATATAATTTCTATTATACGATGTGCTGTCTTCTGCAACTATAAATATCGGTTCTATATCTGTAGCCTTAGACATAAGGTGCGTATCAACTGTAACATCTGTAATAACTTTTGCATTGTCTACTATGTTTGGATATAACCATCCTTTCATTGTAAATGAAAGTGTCCAAATGATAGACCTTCTTGTTGCAAAATCTCCTTCATATGTATCTTCACTTGCAACTGAATTTAATACCAAAGGTATGTCATGTACAATATCCATACTGGAAATCAACGTCATACTAAATGTAAACTCTGGTGTAAAAAATGGAAGAATTTGTTCTAAAATTTGTGTTCCATCTTCTGCATTTTTAACAAAAATATAAAGAGCAAACTCATAATTATAAGGAACTCCATTAAATTGTTTTTTGAGTCCAGTTGTTCCTTTTTTTACATTTCGATTTATAGTATTAAGTTTTCTTGCACCATCATATGTCATTGAAGTAAGTTCAAATCCCATTCTTGGAACAGTAAGTGCCACTTTAGGATTTAAACTTGGATCTGAACTAATCCTAGTCAACATCTTATCTTTTGGCCCATACGAAAGAGGAATTTTTACAACTTCTGTTACCTCATCAGAACTATTAGTTCTCTGAACTTCAAGAGCATTAAATAATGTACCAAAACCTACCACCATCTTGCGGCTGGTTTGGTGATAAAAATATGTTCCAAACATTATGGATTATCCCCAAATGGATTTGATTCTGTAAAGTCAAAGACTGAATCAGCATCAATTTCAAATTGTTTATTGCCTGCAACTTTATCAGATGTTGAATCATCAATAGTCTGTAGAGTTTCAGAAGTTTCGTCTGTTGTTTGTTTGGTTGAATACGTTCCAGTTGCAGTACTCGTTGCTCCTGTCAATATTTCATTGAGAGTAAAATTTCCTGTCATATTGATAAGATAGAGATAACTTGTTGAAGAATCCCATCTTGCAACTTCACCTGTAACAGCAGAAGTTCCTCCTGTAACTGTCTCTCCTTCAGTAAACGTACCAGATACACTTGAAAGTTCAAATGTGCGAACAAAAGACTGTTTTTGTTCTATTACATCGATCTCATCAACTCCTGTGTCAAGTGCCTCATCAGAGTATGTAAAGAGTTCGCAAGTTAAGTCAAAAGTAGGTAATGCACCCACTTGATAAAAAGGTGTTTCATGTTCGACAAACATAATCTGAAAAAGTTTGTTTGTTAAACCAAAGTAAATAAGATCACCTTCTTTTGGCCTTGTTCCTATGTCTAGACCCTCCCATGCT